AAGAACCTTGATTGGTTGATTGAGGAATTGGAGAATGACCAATAATAAAATAACATTTGCTGAACAATTCAAATCATGGAGATTATCTAATAATTTTAACCAAACTGAAGCAGCCAGACATCTGGGAGTATCACCTGAAGTAGTTCATTACTGGGAAAAAGGAATCGTACAACCAACAGATAGTAAGATTTTAACTATATGCGAAGAGTTAGACTTTGATCCGCATTTGTTTTTGAAAAAGAAAACAAACCCATTCGCAGAAGAATTAAAGAAAAGGCGCAGTGAGTTGGGAATGACACAAACAGAATTGAGTCATGAACTGGGATATAGTAGAGATTCTATTGTAAGTTGGGAGTTAGGAAAGATTCCGTCCAGGATTGCATTAGAAGATATCTGCTCATACTTTGGAATGGAGGTGGAAGTTTGGGGAAAACTATTGAGAAGGAACTCAAGAAGCTAAGATTTAAAAATATTAAAATTCAATCCTTACATTATGAAATCATCAATCTAAGAGCCGGTATTGTTAAAGGGCAAAGTTTTGACGGTATGCCAAAAAGTCCAAGTAATGATAATCGGACTGAAGAAATGAATATCAAGGCTATTGATCGTATTGCAGAACTTTATCAAGAAATCGAGCTACTGTATAAAGAGCAAGAGGAATTGATTAAAGCTATCGAAAACTTAGAAGAACCAATTGAAAATATTGTGATGCGCCTGCTCTATATAGATGGCCTGTCTTGGAATCAAGTGGAAAGAAAACTGAATTGTAGTCCAGCTACTATTCAACGGGCAAGAGATAAATCATTAGTCAAGCTTGCTAAAATGTTTGATAGTAATGATAGTAAATGATAGTTTTAAAGTGATATTATGATATTATCGGATAGACGGTACGAGATAACGTTTCACGGTGATTTGCCTCCTTTAGTTTTCTATCATTTCCGTCTCAGTTACCGTCTATTTACTTTTGGGAATAACAGGTCTCTCGCAGGAGGGATAAGGTTCTAGACCTTGCATAAGCTGATTAGTCGACATCGGCATGGATGCCAGTGGGTGCGATTCCCGCTATTCTCATGAGAGGTCTTAAAGAGGAAGTCACACAAAGGTGTGGCTTTTTCTATTCTCTATTTAAAAGGAACGCGATGAAACCAAAGAGACTTACAATTCTAAACGGTAAGAGAACAGCTGTGGACTATGATAGTCGCAATGAAGAATACACAAATTACAATCGTACAAGATGGCAGTACGATAAGGATGTGAAACGGTTTTACAATTCAACAGTCTGGAAGCGAACAAGTAAACAAGTATTACTTGAAGCGAATTATGTTTGTGCTATGTGTGGTGATGAAGCTACTATGACAGACCATATCATCAGTGTGAAGCAAGACTGGTCAAAGCGATTAGATAGAAGTAATCTTCAAGCAAGTTGTAAGAAATGTAATGATAAGAAAGCAATCAAAGAGAAGTATTCTTATTGATTGTGTAGTAATAAATTAAAATAGATATCAAAAAGCGAATGAAAACAGAACTTAAAAGGGCGAAACGGTCGGAAATGCACTGTAAAACGTACGGAAATACCCCCTATTATTTAGAACGGGGGTAGGTATTGTTCGGATATAAGAACGCTGCCCTCTTCTGTGCGAAAAATTCCGTTTTTGAAATTTTTGAACCCCCATAAAATCAGAAAGGAGGTGGTCGATTTGGGTCGAAAAATGAAGGTTCTTGAAACAACTAAAAGTCATTTGACAAAAGAAGAAAAGATTGCAAGAAAAACCATACAAGAAAAGGCTTCAGATGGTTTGGATGCATTGCAACTGACACCACCAAAACACTTTGATGCAATCGCAAAGGCTGAATACAAGCGAGTGATTGAAGATTTGAGAAAGCTACCCCTCAGAAATCTAGATCGTGCAGTTTTAGAAAGCTATTGCACCTGGTATGCAGTCTACAAAGAAATATCCCGTGGATTGCAAAAAGAAGGGTATGTTTACGAAACAGATAATGGTAAGGTGTTGCCTAATAAAATGTTGTATAGTTTGGAACGTGCTACGACAAACTTAATGAAAGCAGCATCACAATTGGGCATGACAGTGGATAGTCGCATGAAGTTATTCGTGCCACAAGTCGAAGAAAAGAAAGAGAGTATTTTCGATAAATTTGGTAGTTAGGAGGTGAAACAATGGAAGATGTAGCTTATCAATACGCTTCAAAAATCGTGAATGGAGAAATCATAGCCAGCAAGAAAGTTATAAAAGCTTGTAAGCGCCATTTAAGAGATTTAAAGCGTATGGATGATGAAGACTTTCCGTATGTTTACTTACCTGACAAAGCAAAAAATCCAATAGATTTCATTGAAATGCTCCCCGATGTCAAAACAGGAAAACCATATCCGCTGGCAGATTTTCAAAAGTTTATTTTGAGTAGTCTGTATGGCTGGAGAAAGAAGTCTGATACATCTATCAGACGGTTTAAAAAAGCTTTAATCAGTTTAGCTAGAAAGAATGGTAAGACAATCTTAGTCGCAGGTATTGCCAACTATGAGTTTTTATTTGGTCGCAACCCTGCAATGAGTAGGCAGTTGTTTTGTACAGCGAATGACCGTTCACAAGCACGTATTGCCTACGATATGATCCGTAAGCAGTTGGATGCTTTACGAGTTCATAATGCAGATATCAGAAAAGCTACGAAGATAGTCAGAGATGAGCTTCGTAACTTGAATGATGAAAGCTATGTGCGTGCATTGAGTCGTGAAACTGGTGCAGTCGATGGTTTTGAACCGTATGTTGGTATCTTAGATGAGTTCGCGGCATCTAAAACTAATGAGATGATTGAGCTTCTCGAATCTGGTCAAGGTCAGTTGGATAATCCATTGATTTTGATTATCTCAACAGCTGGATTTGATTTAAACGTACCAATGCACACTATCGAGTATGCGTATATCGAAAAACTTCTCGATGAAGAAGTTGAAAACGATGAATACTTTGCCTTCGTTGCTGAACAAGATGATGAAGAGGAAATCAAAGATGAAAAGAACTGGATAAAATCAAATCCAATTCTTGAAGTCAAAGCACTACGTAAGAAGATGATGGACTACCTACGAAAACGTAGGAAGGTGGCACTTGAGACAGGAACAATAAATGAAATCCTAGTTAAAAACTACAACATGTGGCGACAATCATCTGAAGAGTCATACATGGATAAAGAAAGCTGGGCAAAAGCTAAGATAGATAAACCGAACACTAAAAAGCGTAGAGTTTGGTTAGGTGTCGATGTTGGTAGGTCAAGTGATTTATTCTCTATTTCTCCAATGGTTATGATGGATAATTACTGGTATGCGGATAGCTTTTCTTTTGTGGCCACTAAATATGGATTGATTGCAAAAGAAAAAAGAGATGGTGTTTCTTATACCAACTTAGAAAGGGCTGGTGAGTGCGAGATAACAACGCTTGAAAGTGGAGTTATCGATGATGAGCGCGTGCTTGAGAAAATCGAGGAAATGGTCTATCAAAACGAGTGGGAATTGCAAGGTATTTTCTTTGACCCTTATCAATTCGGTTCACTATTGACTATGATAGAAAAGCGCCATCCAGAATGGCCACTAGTCCAGATACCACAAACCACCATGGTCTTGAACATGCCCACGAAACAGTTTCGTGATGATGTCCGTCAAGGAAAAATCAAGCATAGTGGCAATCAGTTGCTAACAATGGCAATCAATAATGCATATACCAGAGTTGATAATAACGGTATGAGGATTGATAAAAATAAAAATAGTAATAAAATCGACCCTCTGGATGCTCTGTTAGATGCTTATGCTGCTTGTTATTTAGAGTCATTCGATGGGAGTGGTTATTGGACTAATGAGAAAATCCTGGAAGGAGGTTCGCTATTTTGAAAATACTGGAACATATCCACACAATTTTGCTATTGATAGGTCTTGGATTTTTAATCTATGGCTTTTTCTTATTGAATCAAGTAGCAGGTTTTTTATGTAGTGGAACTATTTTAATATTATTAGCCTTGTATATCAGTAAAACAAGGGGGTGAATTAGAAAGGAGGTGAGAAAATAAATGACTTTTTTTCAATCTTTAGGTTCGTCAAAACTATCTTATGACGATTATATCTCTTCGGTAATCTCTGGAAATTCAAGTCCTGAATATACTGGTATATCTGCTTTAAAGAATAGCGATGTCTTGACTGCGGTATCTATTATTGCTGGGGATGTTGCTCGTTTTCCATTATTAAAAAAGGATTTAGTGGGTAATATCGAACAAGATGAAGATATGAATTATCTTTTAAATGTTAAATCCACAAGCAATACATCAGCAAGGCAGTGGAAATTTGCAATGACAGTCAATACTATCTTGACTGGTAATTCATTCTCTCGTATTCTACGTGATCCAATAAGTGGCAAGCCATTAGAATTTCAATTTTTTAGACCATCTGAAACAACTGTCGAAGAAACCAATGACCATGAATTGATTTACACTTTTCGTGACCGTCTAAATGGTAAGGAAATTGTATGTAAAGCAGAAGATGTCATCCATTGGAAATTTTTCAGCCATGATACCATTCTTGGTAGGTCTCCACTACTTTCCCTTGGAAATGAAATCAGCTTGCAAGATGGTGGATTGAACACCTTGATTAAGTTCTTTAGAGATGGTTTCTCAAGTGGAATTATCAAGCTTAAAGGTGCTCAATTAAACGGTGAAGCACGTAAGAAAGCCCGTATGGACTTTGAGAAAATGCGTGAAGGTTCAACTGGTGGTAGTCCTTTGGTATTTGATGATACACAGGAATACACTCCACTTGAAATTGATACGAATGTCTTGCAGTTGATTACATCTAATAACTTTTCTACTGCACAGATTGCTAAAGCTTTACGAGTTCCTAGTTTTAAGTTAGGAGTGAATAGTCCTAACCAATCTGTCGCACAGTTGACTGAAGACTATGTAACCAACGACCTTCCATTCTACTTTGATGCAATCACAAGTGAACTTGCTTTGAAAGTGTTTAGTGATGAAGAGCGTAGGAAGTATCGTGTTGACTTCGACACTCGTAGCGTGACTGGTAGAAATGTAGACGAGATTGTAAAACTTGTGAACAATCAAATCTTGACACCTAACCAAGCGTTGATTGAACTTGGTAAGGAACGTTCTACTGATCCAAACATGGACCGTTACCAGTCAAGTTTGAACTATGTCTTCTTAGATAAGAAAGAAGAGTATCAAACAATGAAAGGAGGTGAGACAAGGGATGCCAAAGAGAATCAAGATGAAAGGTCCACTGATTCCGAATAATAGCCAGGAAGCCTACGACTACTTCGGTTTGGAAGCGGTCAGTGCAAAATCTATCACGGATGCTTTTCCAGAAGACAATAGTGACATCGTTTTGGAAGTTAATTCCAACGGTGGTCTTGTAACTGTTGGAAGTGAAATCTATACAGCGTTGAAAAGTTATCCAGGGCATGTGACTGTGGAAGTAACAGGAATGGCGGCAAGCGCTGCTAGTGTTGCAATCATGGGAGCTGACAAAGTACTTATCAGTCCAACAGCACAGATAATGATTCACAAAGCGTTGTATGGTTTTGTATCTGGTAACAGTGATGACTTGGACAAAGCTTCTAATGCGTTAAAATCTAGCGACCAAGCTATTGTGAATGCGTATGTAGCTAAGACTGGATTGGAAGAATCAGTGATCATTGACATGATGAGAAACGAAACCTTCATGTCAGCTAGTGAAGCAGTCGAAAAAGGCTTCGCAGATGAAGTAATGACCTTTGATGATGTTGGTGCAGTTGCAAGTCTTGGAGATGGACTGTTACCACAAGCTGTTATTGACGACTTCTACGCTAACCGTAGCAAGCGTAAGTCAGAAATCCAAAACATGCTACGAGAAATCGAAAAAGAAGAATTACTCAGAGGGCTATAAGCTCTTTTTTAATACCGTAAGGAGAAGAAAGAAAATATGTTTAAAGAAAAAATGAAAGAACTTAAAGCACAAATTGCAAATATTGGTGCTGAAATTGTTGCTAAGACAGATGAATTAAAATCTGTTTTAAATTCTGATGATCTTGAAAAAGCTCGTGAAATCCGTGCTGAAATCGACAACTTGAAATCACAAAAAGAAGAAGTGGAAAACAATTTGAAGACTTATGAAATCGCAGAAGAAGGCGCATTCGCAGGTATGAAAGTGTCAGTGGAAGCTCATGTAGTAAAAACAGACGGTAAAACTTACCGTGATTCTGTAAACGAATGGGTACGTACTAAAGGTGCTGTTGCTGATTCAAACTTGAAACTTGAAGGAAAAGACCTTCTTATTCCTATGAATGCAGCTGTAAACCCAACGCAAGACGGATTGAAGACGGTTGAAACTGGAAAAGTAACTAGCAAAGAAATCGTAACTACACCAATTCGTGAAGTTAAAACAGTCCTTGACCTTAAACAATTCGTGACAACTCACAAAGCATCTAAAGGCGAAGGTTCATATCCAATTCTTAAACACGCTACATCTAAGATGGCAAGCGTAGAAGAATTGGAAAAAAATCCAGCTCTTGCTAAACCAGAATTTACAGATGTTCCTTGGAAAGTTAAGACTTACCGTGGCGCTATTCCACTTTCACAAGAAGCAATTGATGATGCAGATGTTGATCTTCTTGCAATCGTAGCTGAAGCAGCTAACCAAATTAAGGTTAATACTACTAACGATGCAATCGCTACTGTATTAAAAGACTTTGAAGCTAAGACTGCTGCTGATCTTGACGCTATCAAAGAAATCTTGAATGTAAACCTTGATCCAGCTTACAACGTATCATTCGTAGTTTCACAAAGTTTCTATCAAAAACTTGATACTTTGAAAGACAAGAACGGTCGCTACTTGCTTCAAGATTCTATCGTTTCTGCATCAGGTAAAGCCTTCCTCGGTCATCCAGTATTTGTAGTTTCAGATACAACTCTTGGTGCAACTGGTGAAGCTAAAGCCTTTATCGGAGATGTACAACGTGCTGTACTTTTCGCTGATCGTCAAGAATTGGGTCTTCGCTGGACTGATAACGAAATCTACGGTCAATACTTGCAAGCAGTTGTACGCTTTGACGTTAAGAAAGCAGATGCTAAAGCTGGTTACTTTGTAACTATGCCCTAATACACCCCCAGTCGGTGGGGGTGTCTCACGGTCAGCAGTAGCACTAGCAGTGCCAACCTCAAGTAGCACCAAACAAGATATCATGTCTTATTTAGATAGTAAGGGAATTTCTTATTCTGCTTCTCAAACAAAAGAACAATTACTAGCCTTGATTGGAGGTTAGAATTATGGAAGATAAAAAGAATGGTTTTCTCGAAGAGGTTAAGTTGTATTGCAAAATCGACTATGACTTTGAAGATGATTTACTAATTGAGCTTATTGAGTCTGCAAAAGAGCAGATTTGTTTCGCAATTGATAATGATTTAAACCCAGATGATTTAGTGGATTATGCGAAATTCCGCCTAGCTGTCAAAAAGCAAGTCAAAGAAGAGTACGAACATCGAGGAATGTCAGCAGATACCATGCGCTATCCACTAGCGAATGGTGTCTTAAACATCATCCATCAGCTTAGAACACGGAGGGAAAGTTAATGCGGACACGTAAAATGAATGTTCGCATTACTTTTTTCCAAAAAGTAGGTGGACAAAATGAAGATGGAGAAGTGTTAGACTTTGAAAGAAAAGACTTATATACTTGCTGGGCAGAAGTGCCTAAAACATCTATTAAGGATTTTAGAGAAAATGCGACTGTCACAAAAGCAGGTGGACTAGTAGAACATAAAGACACTAAAACATTCTTAATTCGTCATCTTCCAAAACTTCCTTTTGACAACTCTTGCTTTGTAGAATTTGATGGTAACGAGTATCAAATTGATGCAATCGAACGTGATCACGAAAACAAGGAAATGGATTTGATTAAGGGAGTGATGTTGTCATGACAAAAGGATTAGACCTTTGCCTAAACAATCTCACTAAGTTAGAAGTAAAAGCTCCTAAAGTTGCTCGTGAAGCAGTCACAATGGTAGCTAAAGAGTTTGAAAAAGAACTTGAAGTAAATACTCCAGTTTCTGATGAGTTTACGCCCACTCGCCTGAAAGAAGATATAAGAATCAGTAATTTCAAAGGCGGTGGAAATGCTCCTTCTAAAGATATTGGATTTGGTCGTTCTACTGGTTGGCGTGCTAGATATCCCAACAGCGGGACAATCTATCAGAAAGCACAGGATTTCGAGGAAAAGACTATCAATGCAGTCACTCCTCGTGCTAAAGAAATTTATATAACAAAAATAAGGGAGGTGTTAAAATAAATGATTGCTGAAACTGAAGCTTATAAACTTTTGGTGGCAGATGAAAAGTTAAATCAACTTTTTAATGAGTTTAGAGGTAAAGAATTTCCAGGATACAAACAAGGTATCTTTACTTATGATATTCCTGAAAAACCTACAAACTTAAAACGAAAAGAGCTTGCTCCGTTTGCAAGAATTTATTTAACTTACGAAGCACCTCACAAGTATGCAGATGACAAAATCATCTCAATGGAACAACGTATCACAATCAACTTTTGGTGTAAGAATGCTAAGCAAGCTGACCAAATCGCCAAAAGAATGGATGAGGTACTAGAAGGTAGCGGATTTGAACGCTACACAGCAAATGAGAAACCTCGATACATGGATGACGATATTGGACTGTTGATGAATGTCCGAAAATATCGTCTTTTTGATTGGAGTGATCTCGAAGAAATGAAAGGAAAATAAATAAATGTCTAAAGTTAAATTTGGTTTACGTGGTTTTGAATATGGGGTTTTGGACAATAAAAACATTGTCACAGGTGATACTAAAAAAATCCCTGGAATTAAAACAGCGAAATTGGATATCACAAATGAATTGAACACTATCACAGCAGATGATGGACCATACGTAGTATTGTCTTCTGGTATCACTGGAACAACTCTTGAAGTATCATGGCTTGATTTGGGTAGTGAAGCTCGTAAGGACTTCTACGGTATCACTGTTGAAAACGGTGTTGAAAAATACAATAAGAAGATGACTCCAAACGATATCGCTTGCTTGTTCCGTACAACTGGTGATGATGGTAAAGGTATCTGGGTTGGTCTTCTTAAAGGTAAGTTCTCACTTCCAGGAATGGACTTGGAAACTAAAGATGGTTCACCAGAACCTAAGAACGATACTGTATCTGGTAGCTTTGTAGCTCGTGGAGATGATGATGATGCTCTTGTAATTGTAGTTGGTCGTGAAGATAACCCACAATTCCAAGAAACTGAATTCCGTAAACTCGTTTTCCCAAAGTCTTAAGCGGTGCTAGTTCTGAACGAACAGCAACCGCTGAATCAGGCGCATTAAGACAAGATGCATAAGAATAGGCTTGGTTATTCCAAGCCTTTATTTTTAAAAGGAGTTAATAATGTTTGAAATTAAATTTAAAAAAGCAGGTGTGTTGAAAGAATTTTCAAAAGACTACGTAAACGTAGAAGACAACCTGTTGGCTTTGGAACACCAGGTTCGACAAACTTCATTGTACGAAAACAAGGAAGATTTGCTAAATCCTGCTAAACATCGTGAGTTGAATGAAGCATATCTTGAAATGTTTGTGAAAATGTACGGTGAGCAGTTCGATGTAGAAGATTTAAAGAGTGCAAGCGTTGAAACGCTTGAAACATTGAACGATCTATATCTTGCAGCACTCGGTGGAAAACAAGAAGAAAAAGAGACCACCAAGGGAAAAAAGAAGAAAAAGGGTTAAGCCCTAAAGAAGCTCAAAATAATTTATTAGTTTGGGTTCAATCATTAATGAGTCAAGGATATACAATCCATGATATTAAAAGAATGCGCTTATCAGATTTTGATTTGATGGTGCAGGCTTTAGAAACAAAAGAAAGCCAAGAGGAAGAAGAAACAACCCTTGACAAGGCCTTCCCATTCCTTTTTGGATAGAAAGGAGAATGAATGGCAAGTAATATTGGTGAATTAGTCGCCACTGCAACCTTAGATGTCGCTCCTTTTCAGTCGAATGTCGGGAGGTTGAAAACCTATTTAAAAGGTGTCGATAATTCCCTAAAAGCGATGGAAAACAACTTAAAAGGCGCTGGTAAGAATATCAGCAACTTAAAAGGACTTTTATCGCAAACTGGTTCAGCTCTTAGCTCATATCAAAAGGTATTGAGTTCACAGAGTGAACGATATAACCAGTTGAAAGCTAGTATAGGTGATGTTTCAACTGCCACAGCAGAACAAAAGCAGAAGTTAGTTGAAGCAAGTGCTAGTATGACAGCTACTGCTGCTAAAGTAGCTGAATTACAAAACCGTTATCAACAGTTAGCTAGTTCTATGAAACAAGCTTATATCGATGATAGTGCCTTCACTAAGTTTGGTAATAGCGCACGGGAAGTTGGTGAGAAATTCAGTAAAGTTGGTAAAGAGATTTCTGGTTTTGGATCTGCACTAACGAAAGGCGTGACTGCTCCGATTGTAGCAGGTGCTGGTCTTGTAGTGAAAGCTGCAATCGATTATGAATCAGCATTTGCAGGTGTTAAGAAAACAGTTGATGAAACCGCAACGGTATCTTATCAAAAGTTATCAGATGGTATCCGTCAAATGGCTAAAGAATTGCCAGCAAGTGCGGTTGAGATTGCAAATGTAGCAGAAGTTGCAGGTCAGTTAGGTATTAAGACAGAAGATATTCTCTCATTCTCTCGTACTATGATTGATATGGGAGAGTCAACCAACTTGAGTGCAGAAGAAGCTGCAACAGCAATCGCAAAGATTGCTAATATCATGGGGTTGACATCGGATGAATATTCAAAATTTGGTGCAGCCGTTGTGGATCTTGGTAACAACTTTGCAACCACTGAAAAAGATATCGTAGAGATGTCTAATCGTTTGGCAGCAGGTGGGAAACTAGCTGGACTAACTGCTCCAGAAATCTTAGGTCTTGCTACTGCTATGAGTAGTGTAGGGATTGAAGCCGAAGCAGGTGGTACTGCAATGACTCAAACTCTTACAGCTATTGGTAATGCAGTCTCATTGACAACTAAGGACTCAGCAGATGATCTAGCATTGATTGCTAAAGTTGCAGGAACAACATCAGAAGAATTCCAACAAGCTTGGAAAGAAAAACCTGCTGAAGCTTTGCAATCATTTATTAAAGGTCTGAATACAGCGCACGAAAAAGGCGCAAATGTGGATGCTATCTTGATGAAACTAGGCATGACAGGGGTTAGACAAGGAAATATGCTTAAATCCTTAGCTTTATCATCAGATAAAATGAGTGCAGCAGTACAACGTTCTAATCAAGCCTGGAAAGAAAATACTGCCTTAACCAATGAAGCGAATAAACGTTATGAGACTACTGAGTCGCAACTAAAGATGTTTAGAAATCAGCTTACAGATATTGCAATCGAGTTTGGAGGACCATTAATTAAAGCTCTAAGAGAGGGTCTGAATGCAGCAAAACCATGGATTGAAAATTTATCAGAATTAGCTAAGAAGTTTAGTTCATTATCGACAGAGCAACAACAAAATATCTTGAAATGGGGATTATTTGCAGCAGCATTAGGTCCTGCTTTGAAGTTGCTAGGTGGTGGTATTTCAGTCATTGGTGGTTTTGCAAAGGCCATTGGTGGTTTGTCAAAAGGTATTGGCTTTCTAAGTGGTTCAGCTAAATATCTCTTAAACTTACCAGCGGGGCTAAATGCGTTAGCTGGATCAGCAGGAACAGCTGAAACAGCTATGGCAGGTATGTCGACTAGCGCTGGTTCTATGACTGGTGCGATTGGCGCGCTTGCAAATCCTTTAGGGTTGACAATCGCTAGTATTGGCCTAGTAACTGCAGGTCTTGTCTATCTTGGAAATGAGAAAGATAAGGCTAGAATCAAGACTGAAGAGTTTGGTTCGCAGTTAAGTGACACTGCAAGAGGCGAGTTGAGAAACTTCCAGAAGACAGTTGATGAAACAAGCACAGCGGTCGCAAACTTTGGAACTCATGCTGGAGATGTCGAGAAAGTCTCAGGAGCTTTTAAAAAGCTTTATGAAGATATCCAAGCAGCAGCAGACCAAAGCAACAAACGAATGGAAGAGCTTGGTAATAAATGGGGCTTGAGTGAAGAGCAAATCGCTAAGGCTAAAGATAGAAACGGTCAATATGTTTCAAATGCAGAAGCGATGATGAACCAAATCAATGAAATTTACCAACGACATAATGGTGATGCCAGCAAGTTTTCTCAAGAAGAAAAAGAAATCATCTTAAATAACCAAAACGAGATGATTAAAGCTAAGTTAAAGTTGATGAGTTTGTCTGAAGAACAACAAACAGCAGCACTTCAAGCTTTAAATGGCAAAATCAGCTCGCTAAACGAAACGCAATTAAAACATACTAGAGATGTTTTGAAACAAGCCATGGATGAAGAGAAGAAACTCTATGAAACATCCAAGAGTGAGTTGAAAGAGTTGTTGGACGGTAAAGCTATTGATCAAGAGACTTATAACAAGAGAATGCAAGAAGTTGAATCAAAGCATACACAAACTATGGAAGCTTTGGGTAGTAAGTATTATCAAGTTATGAAGAACCTGGATGAAAAAGTTAAGTCCAGAACTGGTCAAAGTTGGAACTATTGGGAAGAAGCTAAAAAAGTCTTAGAAGAATACGGTTTATCTTATGAAGAAATCGGTCAAAAGGCAGCAGAAGCATCTCAAAAGATTGGTAATTCACACAGCATCCTTGCTAACTACACTAGTGAAATGAGCAAGGAAGTCAAAGAAGCTAATGACGCTTGGTCGTTGTTAGTTGGGAATATTGACAAAAACGGTAATTTCCAAGTCAAGTCAAATGTCAAGGAAGTCATCGGTGAAGCTTCTAAATCAGCAGAAGGTTGGGAACAATTACAGTTCATTGCTAAAACTGCAGAAATCAATTCAAACGCTCGTGTAACCATTGCTGAAGCACTTGTTGAATCAGGTAAGTGGAAAGACATGAGCTTGGAAGAAAAACAAGTCATCGTTAAGAATCAAGCAGGCTTACAAGCTATCTTTGATAGCGAGAAAAACCTCAAGATTTGGAATGATATGCCAGCCGAAGTCAAAGAACTTCTTTTGAAGAACACTGACATCATGAGCAAGGCAGATGAAGCCACAAAAGCTCTCAAAAATTATGAAGCTTTAACACCTAAACAAAAAGAGTTACTTGCAACAGATGACAAGTTTAGAAGTGCAGTTGCTCGTTCTACTGAAACATTGACTAATTGGAACGCTCTTACACCGTTCACAAAAGACTTACAGGTCAATCCTGGGAACGTTTTATACAACGGTCAACTATCAATAGATAAGATTGGAGAATGGAATTTAGCACCTGCACTAACCAAGTCGTTAGATGCAGTAGACAATACAGGTGTAGCAGTTGGAAGTGCAATGTTAAGTGTGAATTCTCCTAAACAAGAAGTTCCAATCGGTATCAATGCCACAGACTTAACGGGCCCACAATCTGCATCTGCTTATGCAGGAATCAATGCAATAAGACAAGATAGTCCAATCGGTATTGATGCTGCAAACAGAACACAGGGTGAAGCTTCAGCTGCAGGATATTCAGTAAACTCTGTAAGACAAAGTAGTCCAATCAGTATTAACGCTCAAAACAACACAAGTAGCGCGATCAATAGTGTTTGGTCAGCGTTGGTATCTTTGCCAGCTGTAAAATTTATTGATATCATTACACGTCACTTTACTGAAAAGCACGCAAAAGGTACGGATAATCACCCAGGAGGTCTTGCAACAGTCAATGACCAACGTGGTACGCTCTACAAAGAGTTGGTAACATTACCAGACGGAACTTCCTTCATTCCAGAAGGTCGTAACGTAGTCTTACCACTTCCTCCAGGTTCAAAGGTCATGCGAGCTGGTAAAACTCGTAGTTTAATGAATCGTTTAGGTATTCCAAACTATGAAAAAGGAATTGGTTTTGAAGATACAAAAATCTCACATCTAAGCAGACGAATTCAGAGTGTTAACGTTCGAAATAGTCAACGTGGCTATCAGAGTACAGCTTATTCTGTTGACTACGGTAATGGCAACGACCAAGCAGTTGTCGCTGAATTGGTCAGCTTGAAAGAAAGTGTAGAAAACTTACTTGGTAGATTGCTTGATAAAGATTTCAATACTTACCTAGACGGTCAAGTTATTGCAGAAAATTCTTATCAATATCAAGGCCATATCATGAGAAGGGAGGGTATTTAATGTCAAATTATTTAAAGGTCAATGATTTTGCAACATCTGATTTAAGAAATTGTGTAGTTGTAGACTTTGGAACAATCCGTTCTGCCACTCCTCGTTTCTCTGAGCAATTAAAACCTTTTGGTATGAATGGTAGCTATAATCAAGAAGAAGGTGCTTATGAGAGTTACGAACGAACCATTCGTGTTTTCTTTGAGCGTTTCTCTGATTTAGCAACCTTGGTCGAAAAATTCAAGGCAGTAGGAAATCAACTAGAATTCAGCTATCAACCTGATTCAGTTTTCTATGCTGATTTACTCGATACCGAAATCATTCCAAAAGGTATGTATGGTTGGGAATTGGCAATCAAGTTAGACATGCAACCGTTCAGATATCAAAAAAATAGTGAACCTGTTGTACTGACCAGCCCAGGTACAATCGCAAACCCTGGTAGTGTTTATTCAGAACCAGTTGTCGAGATTGAGGGCAGTGGTGATGTATCGCTTACGATTGGTCAGAAGACCATGCATCTAACTGTAAATACCAAGGCTACAATCGATTGTAGGCAAGGTAAGCAGAACATCTACAATGCAACTGGAGTAGTCCAAAATACTCTTAGAAAGCGTGGAGGATTCTTTGAAATCCCAGTAGGGAATACAGGTGTTACTTTTACAGGGAATGTCCGTAAAGTAACAATCAAACCGAATTGGAGGTATAAGGTATGATTTATTTAACTGAAGGAAATATACCTCTTAATGCTGCTTACGATGATGATATCGTACAGGAAGCGAATAGCACCTACCAATTAACGTTTAAATTTCCTACAAATGATATCTTATGGCAAAGACTGAGGGAAGAAAAATTCTTGACTGCTGATGATCTACACGGTGAGCAAGACTTTGTAATTTTTGAGGTTGAGAAAAAGCATGGATATATCCAAGTCTACGCTAACCAAGTCATGACAATGTTAAATCACTACGTTGTCAATCCAATGTCTTTAGATAGACAGACTGGTTCAACTGCCTTGAGTCAATTCGCTGGAAGCATTACTCGTAGCAATCCATTTTCATTCTTTTCAGATATCGACGATAGACACACCTTTAACATCGATAGCAAAACAGCTATGGAAGCTTTGACAAAGGATAAACATTCTATTGTCGGTTTGTGGGGTGGTGATTTAGTCCGACATGGCTACCAAGTACGATTATTGAAAAATGGCGGTTCAGAAAATGAATCGCTTTTTATG